GTTTCGATATCGATAGCCCAGTCCGGGAAGTAAACCTTAAAAAAGGCGTACAGATTACCTACTCCACGGTACTAGAATCCGGCGCCCTATATTTCATGGGCCACGTTAAAACGCTCCCCATTATGTATATGACCGCGGACAAAGAACTCGCCAGCGCACGTATAGAAAACAATTTTTTACCCATGCTAAACCATTCCGACCTAGGACATATTATCCGCTCAAGCGACGAAGGTAACAGCCGTAAAACTGGTAAAACTGCCAATCATTTACAATTTGAAGGCGGCGGCTACCTGGTACCGTTCGGCGCAAATAATAGCGCGAAAATGCGCTCGTTTTCTATTTGCGTAATGCTGAAAGACGAGATAGACGGCTGGCCCGATACGGTCGGCGCTAAGAAGGAAGACCCCGACAAAACTTCGGACGGTCGCTGTAAAGCCTACTGGGAAAGGCGTAAAATTTTTAGGGGTTCTACGCCGCTAATAGAGGGCACTTCGAAGATACAGAAAGCCTACCTTAAGGGAGACCAGCGTAAGTATATGGTTAATTGCCTAAATAAAAAATGCGGGCATTCCCAGTTTTTAAAGTGGGAAAACATAGATAAAAAAACCGGCGTTATAGGCGGCTTCCAGTGGGACTTAGACGAAGACGGTATCTTAATATTAGAGTCCGTTCGGTATTGTTGCCAAAAGTGTGGGCACCCACATTACGAACACGATAAGGAGCGTTTATTCTCCGAGGACCACGGCGCGCACTGGAAGCCCACGGCCAAACCAACAGAAGCGGGTATCCGTTCGTACCATTTACCGGCCATGTATTCCCCTATAGGTATGGCGCCCTGGTATAGTTTAGTATCCGACTATATTTCGTGCTTCGACCCAGTTAAGCGGGTGGTAACCGATATTTCCGAGTACCAGGTATTTTACAATAACGTCCTGGCCGAACCATTTAAGGTTATGGGCTCGCGCGTAAGATTCGCCAGCGTATCGGCACATAGAAGGGCGGTCTACCGCCTGGGGGAAATACCGAATACATACGCGGTGAAGTATTCCGGCTCGCCTATTCTGTTCCTTACTTGCCAGGTCGACGTACATAAGAAAAATTTAGCGGTAAGCGTAAAAGGCTGGACCCGCGACGCGAAGCCGTACGTTATCGACTACTGGCGTTTTGAGGTTAACGACAACGCCGACGACTGCAGCGAAATAACTAGCCCAGTATGGGGCCGCCTACGCGAGCTTATCGAAGAAAAAGAGTATACGGCGGACGACGGTAAAAAATACCGCCTCGCTATTACCCTGGTCGACGCGGGTTTCGCTAACGACACCGTTACGACTTTCTGTTCCGACTATTCTTCGGGAGTATACCCGATTTTAGGACGAGACCGCCCCGCTAAAAACCAAACTATTAAGGAATTCGCCGAGTTCACTACCCAGGCCGGAACGGTCGGGTACCGAATCCTAGTAGACCACTATAAGGACCGAATGGCGCCCGTACTTCGCCGCGAATGGTCCGAAGAATCCGGCGACCAGAAGAAATACCACTTTAACGCGCCGGTCGATATTTCCGATAAACAACTTAAGGAACTTACCGTCGAGACCCGCCGGGAGAAAACCGACGATACGGGTAATACCTCCTACGAATGGTACCGCCCAGGTAACGCGCGTAATGAATTGTGGGATTTACTCGGGTACGGCTACGCGGCGGTAGAGATAATAGCCTGGGCTATCTGTATACAGCATTTCGAACTTAAGACGATAGACTGGCCGCGATTCTGGGAATACCTGGAAGACGAGAAACTTTACTATACTGATTAACTCGGTATACTGTAGAACACTAGATATATTTTTCTTAACCCTAATATCGAGGCTTAGTCATGTAATGGACCGTACTTTTATCCAGGGTAGAATAGATGCGACTAAACTACAAATAGTAGCGTATGAAGACGCCGCGCTCGCATTAGCGGGCGGCGTACAGTCGTATACGCTAGATACGGGCCAAAGTCGGCAGACAGTTACGAAGCTGGATTTAGGCGCCATACAAAAGACTATCGAATCCCTATATAACCGGTGCGCCACGCTAGAAGCTAGGCTTAACGGTAGCGGCGTATTAACCGCGAGGCCAGCATGGTAAAAATACTCGGCTTTGAGTTCGGAAAAAAACCGTTAGCGGACGCCGTTAGCGACGCGGTGGCGGTTGATACCCTCGACCCGTTCGCGTACGCCGGCCAGGCTGGCGCGTCCCCTTGGGAAAATTCAATATTCGACGGCGGTAAATTCTTCGGCGGTTTCGGTGCTACTCAAATTCAAGACGTCGACTACTGGACGCTTCGCGCCAGGTCCGCGCAACTATTCAACGAAAATTTATACGCTAGGGGTATTATACGCCGCCTAGTAACTAACGAAATTAATACCGGCCTATCGCCGGAAGCTTGCCCGGACGAAGCTATTATCGGCGTCCCGGACGAAAGCCTTGACGAGTGGACCGAGACCGTAGAAACGCGTTTCGGGATATGGGGCAAAGGCCCCGAGCTATGCGACTGGAAGAAAAAATCCACATTCGGGGCAATTCAACGCGCCGCACGTATGGAAGCACTGGTTAGCGGGGACGTTTTAGTCGTCGTTAGGCAGTCGCAGCAGACTAAATTACCCATGGTTCAATTAGTCAGCGGGAGCAAAGTACGCACCCCGTTAGGCGAGTCCAGTACCCTACGCAAAGGCCACAAGATACGCCACGGCGTCGAGATTGACAGCCTAGGCCGTGTGGCCGCCCACTGGGTAAACCAAGACGGGGGCGGTAGTAAACGTATCCCCGCAGTCGGCGAAAAGTCCGGACGTAAAATATCCTGGTTAGTGTACGGAACAGATAAACGCCTCGACGAATTACGCGGCCAGCCTTTACTAGCTATCGTTATGCAGTCCCTAAAAGAAATAGACCGCTACCGAGATTCGGTACAGCGTAAAGCTGTTATTAACTCCGTTATGGCTATGTTTATTAAGAAAGGCGAGGATAAAATGGGTACGCTACCGGTAACTGGCGGCGCGGTCCGTAGGGGCCAGGCGACTACCACCGATAGCGACGGCACTAAACGAAACTTTAATATAGCTAGCCATATACCAGGGCTAGTTATGGAAGAACTACAGGCCGGCGAAGAACCGGTCCTTATGGGCGGACAGGGTACCGACGTAAACTTCGGCACGTTCGAAGAAGCTATTATCCAGGCCGTAGCGTGGACCTTAGAGATCCCGCCCGAAGTATTACGCTTATCATTTTCGAATAACTACAGCGCCAGCCAGGCGGCTATTAACGAATTTAAAATCGCTATTAACCGTACCTGGGGAGATTTTGGCGAAACTTTCTGTACCCCTATTTATATCGAATGGTTACTTAGCGAAACTTTATTACAAAAAGTTATAGCGCCTGGGCTTCTACAGTCGTGGCGCAGCCCTACAGAATACGATATTTTCGGCGCCTGGACGTCTACCGACTGGTACGGGTCGATTAAACCTTCTACCGATATGCTTAAGCAGGCTAAGGGCTCTAAGATATTGACGGACGAAGGCTGGTCTACTAACGCCAGGGAAGCCCGTATTACTACCGGTACAAAATTTAGTAAAAATATCAAACGCCTTAAGCGGGAAAACGAGCTTAAAGTCGAAGCCGCCAGACCGCTAGCAGAATTTAAGCAAGAATTCGGCGAAGAAGTGGCTACCGAAGCTATCGGGGCGCTAGATAATATGGAAGAATTAGAAGCTATGCTCGACGATTATTTAGAAGATAAAGGGGGTCGTTAATGCTAACTAAATTAGCTAAAGCGTTTAGCTTATTACGCCAGGATTTAACCGCACTTAAAGGCGACGTACAGCGTATAGAGAAAGTACGCCAGGTAGTGAAAAATGGTGTAGACGACGTAAGCCCGGGCCCTCAAGTAATCGCAGAAGAAGCGACTACCCAGCGTATAGTATAGGAACAGATTTAACTTTTTGACGAAACAGACAGTACAGGTTAATATGCGTATAACAGGAGGATTATAAATCATGTGGCTATTAGAAGCTAGCGTCCGCCAGGCGATACAACAGGCCCAGAAAGCCGGTTTTATGCCTTCGGTCGAACAGCAAGCACAATTCGACGCGCGTTTCGGTAGCGGCGATATCTCCGCGAACGACAATCGACTACTGACCGTAGCCGGTAATAATGCGGAAATATCCGTTAAGGGCGTTATTACAAAAAGCCCTAGTTTTATGGCTATGTTATTCGGTGGCGGTAACACTACCTACCCCGAAATAATTTCGGCCATTGCTGCAGCAGAACAAGACGATACCGTTAGTAATATTACTTTCGCTATAGATAGCCCGGGAGGCCATTTCGACGGCCTATTCGACACCCTGGCAGCTATCCAAGCAGCTAAAAAACCTACTAAAGCTATTATTTCTAACGTCGGAGCCTCAGCGGCCTTTGCGATTGCGAGCCAGGCGGACGAAGTAATAGCGTCTAATATTGCGGCCCGTATCGGAAGTGTCGGCGTCGTAGCTACCTTTATGGTAGACGATAACGAAATTAGTATCGCAAGCACAGAAGCGCCGAAGAAGCGCCCGGACATATCCACGGCGGAAGGTATCGCCATGGTCCGGGAAGAACTCGACGCGATGCACGAAATTTTTGTCGAAGCTATCGCCGAAGGGCGAAGCACTACGACAGATAGGGTTAACGCCGACTTCGGCCAGGGCGGTACAGTCCTGGCGAATGAAGCGCTAAAGCGCGGTATGATTGACGCGGTAGCGGCCCCGTCGCTTAAAGCAGTTA